GACCCGGCCGCGGTCAAGGTCATCGAAAAGTCGCGACGCATCGGCATCTCGTGGGCCGAGGCGGGCGACGCCGCGCTGTACGCGGCGGCCTCGAGCGGCGGGAACGTCCTCTATATCGGGTACAACAAAGAGATGGCGCAGGAGTTCATTGGCGACTGCGCGAGCTGGGCCCGCGGCTATGCCATGGTGGCCTCGGCGATGGACGAAGAGATCTTCGAGCCAGGGGACGACGAGGGACGGAAGGCGGTCCTGGCCTATCGGATCACGTTCGCGTCGGGGTTCTCGATTCGGGCGCTCTCCTCGCGCCCGCGCAGCCTGCGCGCCAAGCAGGGCCGCATCATCATCGATGAGGCGGCCTTTCACGACGACCTTGACGGCCTCATCAAGGCGGCCATGGCCCATCGGATCTGGGGCGGCACGATCCGGATTATTTCCACCCACAACGGCGAGGCCAATCCCTTCAACGAGCTGATCAACGACATCCGCGCGGGTAAGAAACGCTATGCCTTGCACCGCGAGACGTTCGATGAAGCCCTGGCCGAGGGGCTCTATCGCCGGATCTGCCAGGTCCTCAAGCGCGAGTGGTCGCCACAGGCCGAGGCGCTCTGGCGCGAGGAAATCCGCTCCGACTACGGCGAGCACGCCGCCGAGGAGTTGGACGTCATCCCCTCCCAGGGCTCCGGCGTCTTCCTCTCCCGCCTGCTCATCGAGCAGTGCATGGACCCCTCGATCCCCGTCCTGCGCTGGGAATGCCCGGAGGACTTTGCGCGGCGGCCGGATGCCGAGCGCGCGGCGGCGTGCGCGGCGTGGTGCGAGGATCATCTCGGTCCGATCCTCGCCGCGCTCAACCCCCATTATTGCAGCTACGTGGGTGGGGACTTCGGCCGCACCGGGGATCTCTCCGTGTTCGTGCCGCTGATCGAGCAGCCCAAGCTCCTCTACCGCGCGCCGTTCCACGTGGAACTGCGCAATGTGCCCTTCAAGCAGCAGGAGCAGATCCTCTTCTTCATCTGCGATCGCCTCCCGCGCTTCCGCGGCGGCGCGCTGGATGCCCGCGGCAACGGCCAGTACCTCGCCGAGGTGGCCATGCAACGGTATGGCGATCACGCCGTCGGCGGCCGCATCCAGATGGTGATGATCACGATCGAGTGGTACCGGGAGGCCATGCCCAAGTACAAGGCCGCGTTCGAGGACCGCGCCATTCTGCTTGCACAGGACGCGGACACCCTGGACGATCACCGCGCCTTCAAGATGGAGAAGGGGGTCGCCCGCTTGCCCGAGACCCTCGCGCAAAAAGGCCGCGACGGCAAGCAACGCCACGGCGACGCCGGGATCGCCGGCGCCATGGCCTGGTTCGCCGTGAAGGCCGGCGGCATCTCGCCCGCCGATGCCGGCCGCGAGCCCACGCCCGAGGAGATGCACCCCGAGCGGCACAGCCTGCTGGATCGGATGATGCCGGATCGACGGCGAGCGGAGGTGGCGCATGGCTAGGCGAAAGGCAAATCCCCCCGTTCCCCCCTTTGACAAAGGGGGGGCAGGGGGGATTTTTGCCAAAGGGGGGAACGGGGGGATTTCTGCCTCTGATCTCTCCCACGCCGACCTCCTCCGCACGAGACAGGCCTACCCCCGCCTCGGCGTGCCGATGGAAGACCTGGGCTTCCGCCGCCTGTCGGAATCGTCCGACCGCGACCTGCCGCCGCTCACCCAGGACCGGATGGTGGAGATCGCGCACTACCTCGCCCAGGTCAACCCGCTGGCCCACTGGCTGATCGAGACCAACAAGGACTTCGTGATCGGCGAGGGCCTCCGCCTCGAGGCGGACGACGCGGCGACCGACACGGAATTGCAGGACGTGCTGGACGAGCACTGGTACGACCCCATCAACAACTGGCCGGCGTTCCAGGAAGACGTCGCGCGCGAGCTGGGGATCTTCGGCGAGCAGATCTGGCCCGTCTTCACCCACCGCACCACCGGTCGCGTGCGCCTCTCTTCGATCGACCCCGCGCTCGTCTCCAAGGTCATCATCGATCCCGACAACGCCCGCATCCCCATCGGCGTGGCGATCAAAAAATCGCTCGGCAGCCGGACCGAACGGGTCCTCCGGATCATTTACGACGATGACGACGCCGCGCTCTTCAGCAAGCGGACGCAGCGACTCCGGGCGGGGATGACCGACGGCGAGTGTTTCTACTCGAGCGTCAACAAGCTCTCCACCGCCAGCCGCGGGATTTCGGACCTGTTGCACCTCTTCGACTGGCTGGACGGCTACGACCAGTTCCTGTTCGACATGCTGGAGCGCACCGCCTCGCTCGGCGCGTTCGTGTGGGACGTGCTGCTCAAGGGCGCGGACGAGGCCGCCATCCGCAAATGGCTGGCGGACAACGGCCCGCCGCGCCGTAACAGCGTCCGGGCCCACAATGAGGGCGTGGAGTGGAACGCGGTGGCGCCGGACTTCAAGGCGTATGAAACCGACGAAGCCGCGCGTCTACTGCGCAACCAGATTCTGGGCGGTGCCGGCATCCCGGAGCACTGGTACGGCGGCGGCGGCGACGTGAACCGCGCGGTGGGCGCCGAGATGGGCGAGCCCACGTACAAGCGCCTGGCCTCCCGCCAGCGGCGGATCAAGGGGATGATCGAGCGCGTGGCGGACTACCAGATCACGCAGGCCGTCCTGGCCGGCCGCCTGCGCGGGGTGGCCGATCCCTACGCCTACTCGGTGGTCGTGCCCGAGATGATCAGCAAGGACTTGACCAAGATCGGGAGCGTGATCGCGAGCCTGGCCTCCGCCCTCAGCCTGGCCAAGACCGACGGCCTGATCGATGAGGCCACCGCCCAGCGCATCTTCGCCACCCCGGTGGGGCAGTTGGGCGTGGAGATCAATCTCGCGGGCATGGCGGCCAAGATCGCCGAGGAGCAGGAGCGGCGGGAGGCCCAAGACTATGAACGGAATCCGCTGAATGCCGATGGGGCAAATCCCCCCTCGCCCCCCTTTGACAAAGGGGGGAAGAGGGAAGGGGAGAACGGGGGATTTGATTCGAAGCAGGCCCGCCGCGGCCGCGTGGTGCCGTCGCGGATTCGGAAGGTCCAGCTCGCGCGGAGGATGCGGTGATGCCTGACCTCACCCCCGAGGCCGTCCGCGAGATTCGCCGGCTGCTGGAGGAGGCGCGGCGCGAGATCGCCGCGACGGTGGCCTCCTCCGACTGGGCGGTCCGGCGGCAATCGATGCTGCTCGCGGAGATCGATCATCAGCTCGCGCAATTCGACGAGCAGGCCCGCCGCGCGCTCAAGCGGCCGCTGGACGCGCAGTTCGGCGAGGGCCAGGCCGTGGTGGACGGCGCGCTCGCCGGCCGCGGGGTCTCGGTGGCGCTCTTCCCGCAGATCGCCGCGTCCAATCTCGCCGCCGCCGCGCAGAGCGATCTGGCGGGAAAGATCACGCATCTCACCCGCGACGCCAAGGCCGAGATTGCACGGGCCTTGAACGTGGGATTATTGGGCGGGAAAACGCCCTTTGAGACCATGACCGAGATCGGCAAGAGCCTGGACGGCGGGCGCTTCAAGCTCGTGGCCGCGCGCGCGGAGCTGATCGTCAAGGAAGAGTTCGGCCGCGTCTACCGCAAGGGCGCGCAGCTCCGGCAGGAGCAGGCCGCCGCGCGCGTGGCGGGCCTCAAGAAGCGGTGGCTGCATGCCGGGCATCCGCGCGTGCCGCGTCCCACGCACCTGGCCCTGCACGGCGTGGTCATCGGCGTCACCGAGCGGTTCGACCTGGTCAATATGAAAACCGGCGAGGTGGAGCATCCCCTGCACCCGAAGGACCGGGTCCTCTCGGCGGAGAACAGCATCGCCTGCGGCTGCGTCGCGCAGCCGTGGAAAGAGAGTTGGAATCTGACCTTGCCGGAATTGCCGGCGGTCGCGTAACCACACGAAAGGAGACGTCATGGCTGGAGCCGAGGTCAACGCCGCGCTACTCAAGGGGCTCACGTTTCGCACGAACGAGGAGCGCACGGTCGAAGAAGAGGGCAAGAAGGTCAAGCGGTACTACCCGATCGAGCGGCCGCTGACCCCGGCGGACGTGCTGGCGGTCAAGGACCTGGGCGACACGGTCGTCATCGTCGCCGGCGACGGCCGCAAGCACCGCGTGGCCAAGGCCGCGCTCGCGAAGGAGAAGTAACCATGCGATGGCTCCGGCGCAACATGGCGAAGGATCTCCGGCGGCGAATCCAGCAGGCCGTCACCGGCGCGGCGCCCCCGGCGGATCTCTCCTACGCGCAGCGCCGGACGCTTCTGCAGGACGCGGTCAAAGAGCGATTCTCTAGTGTGACGCCAGATGGAGGCCTAGCGCCCGACGGGCACGGCATGGGCCCCTGGATTGCCGACGTCTTCGACGATCGCGTGATCGTGGAGGACGGCAAGGGCGGCTATTTCGAGATCGGCTACACCATCGCGGATGACAAGGCCGCGCTCGGCGCGGACATGACAGCGGTGGAGCGCAAGGTGGACATCACCTATCCCGCGGTGCAGGAGTCCGGCCGTCTGCTCCAGGCGGTGGAAGGCAAGGAGGGGTGGGCGTGGGACGTGGTGCTGATCAAGGCCGGGACGTCCAAGACCAACGACCACTTCCCGGTCGCCACGCTCGCCGCCGCGGTGTCGGTGTTCGAAGGCGCGCGCGCCTTCGCGCTCGATCAGGGCCAGCACGTCAAGAACTCGCTCGACAAGGCGGTCAAGGACATCGTCGGCTGGTATAGCGACGTGAAGATGGTGGGCGACGAGATGCGCGCACGCCTGAATCTCCTCAAGACCGCGGTCTGGCTGCGCGACATGCTGGTGGACTCGTTCGCCAAGGGCAAGACCGACCTGTTGGGCCTCTCGATCGACGCGGGAGGCGACGCCTACAAGACGAAGATGGGCGGGCAGGACGTGCGGTACTGGACCGCGATCAAGGAAACCAGTGGAGTGGACGTGGTGTGGGATCCGGCGGCCGGCGGCGCGTTCGTCAAAGTGCTCGCCGCCAGCGCAGAGCAACGATCTAGCGTCACGCTAGACCATCTATCAACCAAGGAGGACGCAATGAAAGAGAAGCTGCTCAAAATTCTACAGGCCCGCCGGCCGGATCTCTACAAGACGATCGATCCGGCCACCATCACCGACGAGGCGCTCGAAGCCCTCGTGCAACAGGCCATTCCGACCGAACCGGCGCCGGCTGCGGCGATCCCGAGTCCGCCCGCGTTGCCCGGCGCGGGCGCTCCCGCCGCAGCCGGCGCTCAGGCCGTTGCCGTCGAGCAACGGATCCTCCAGGCGGACAGCCGCTCGCGCCTGCGCGATGCTCTGGCGGAGTCCAAGCTCCCCGATCTGGTTCAGGCGCGGATCAAAAAGCGCTTCGACGGCCAGGTCGTCGAGGATGCCGCGATCCAGCAGGCCATCAAGGACGAGCGCGACTACCTGGGCGAGCTCACCACGGCGCTGGGCGATGAGTCCGGCACGGTGCGCGGGTTCGGCGAGACGCGCATCGCGGTCGAAGGCGAATCGACCCGCCTCCAGATGGCGATGCACAAGCTGTTCAAGGTGCCGGGGGATGACGTCAACACCTCCGACATCGCCCCGTTCGAGGGCCTGCGCCAGGCGTATGAGCGCATCACCGGCGACAAAGGCGTCTCCGGGCGCCTGCCGGCGCAGCGCATCCAGCAGGCCGTCACCTCGGCCACGTTCGCGAACCTCCTGGCGAACACGCTCTATCGCCGGCTGATCGCGGACTACCGCGAACAGGACTACGGCGAGCGCAACATCATCACCGTGGGCTCGGCGCCGGACTTCCGCACCCGGGAAGCCATCCGCATCGGGTATTTCGGCGACATCGCCACGGTGGATCCGGAGACCGGCGACTATCAGGAGATCGCCGCGCCCGGGGACGAGAAGGTCAGCTACGCGGTCACGCAGCGCGGCAACCTGCTCACCATCACCCGCAAGACCATCATCAACGACGATCTGCGGGGCGTGACCAGGCTGGTCGGCCGCCTGGGCCGCGCCGCGCGGCGCACCTTCGCGCGGTTCGTGTGGAACTTCGCCATCAGCAACAGCACGTATGACGCGGACGCCACCGCGTGGTTCCATGCCAACCACACCAACCTGGGCTCCACCGCGCTGGCCGCGGCGGAGATCGAGGTGGTCATCACCGCCTTGGCGAACATGACCGAGCCCAACTCCGGCGAGAAGCTGGGGCTGCCCGGCAGCGCCAACGTGGCGGGCATGAGGCTGTGGCTGGTGGTGCCGCGGGCTCTGCTCGGGACCGCCAAGAAGGAGAACGAGCGCGAGTACCTGGATGCGAACTTCACCCCCAACCCGGTGCGGCATGTCTTCGGCATGAACTCCG